AACCCAGCGATTATTAATATAATAGCGTACATCATTTAGTTTATCTGGTATGTAGTAGACAAATTTTTGGACATAGTCCAACCCTTCTTCAGCAATCCACCAACGAATCGGGTAGGCTGATTTAGCACGATCTTCCCACTCGTGCCATTCCTCGCCAGTTCCACATTTGAGTTTTGTGGTACCACGAACCCAATCTGCAAATTTTGAACATGTCCAATAATGACTACGCATTTTTATTCCTAAAGATTATACTGCCGAACAACTTAATTATACTATCTTTTTAAAAACCTGTCAAGATGCGTTGATTTTGCCCCATTTGATTTTTAACCAAATTCTTTCGTGTATGTAATAATCAATACTTAATAAGATATGAAGTGCCGTGGCAAAACCTGTGGCACTACCAATGTCACTGGTGAATAGGTATGTCCAAAAGATTGTGAACAGCCATGCTGTTAATCTATATGTGAGCATTCTCGCCACAGTACGTTTTTTAGTTTCCATTATATTTTTCTTTGATATCCTGCTAAGTTAAGCATAATTGAATATTGCTCATAGGCTTTTTGTACAGCCTGATTGGTTTGTCGATGATATGATTCTTCACGCTCTTTGTCCATAAGAGTTTGAAACAGATCAATTGGTTTGTCGTGATGTGCGACATAGTTAAAAAACTTACGTTCCATTTCAACTAGAGTACGTAGCCTACCTTCAGGAATTTCCACAGTAAATACCTTTTCTGTGTCGTACTCCACAATGTCATTGCGAATGATGTCGGCACGTTCTGGATCTGTAAAAAATCTAGGGGGATGATACCGTGCCCTGCGCTTAGAATCGTTCAGGACACGGACCTCGTAGTTTTTGCAGAACTGTTCTAGTTCTTGGCTCATTAGTCTTTCTTAACACCAAATAGTTGCAGAAGGTTAATAAACAGGTTAATAAAATCCATATACAATGTTAATGCACCTGTAACTTCTACAGCATCACTGGTATCAGTACTGACCATTTCACGGATCTGCTGTGTGTCATAGGCAGTCAACCCTAGGAAGATAATAATCGCTAACGCACTAATAACAGTTGCCATTACACTAGAGCCGATAAAGATGTTAACAATGCTGGCAATAATGATAGCGATTAATCCAACGAACATAAACTGTCCTAGGCTTTCAAGACTACGTTTGGTAAAGTAACCATAGAAGCTCATTACACCAAACAAGATTGCCGCACCCATGAAAGCACTAACAATTGACCCCATAGTGAATATGGCAAAGATCATTGCAAAACTTAATCCCATCAAGGCCGCAAAACCATGTAAGCATAGTTGGGCAACTCCCTTACTGGGATTGTTTCCCAGAACCATTGCCACACCAAATACTGCCACCAGCGGTGCAAAAATTACAATCCACTTAAGCACACCTGTAAAAAAGAATTGTAGTAACTCTGGGCTTGTGCCTACAAAGTAACTGACCAACATTGATACAATAACTGCTAGGCTCATGTGTCCATAGACACGGCCCATTGCCGCATTAACTTCTCCTGCTGAACGATAGCCAACAACACCATCTGCTGAATAGTTTGTTCCAAACATTTTAGTCTCCTTTAATAAATTCTGTTGTCATTGGAAAGATGTCTGCAATGACTTTGGCACATGCCTTAGCAACTTCTTGATGTTCAAGCTGTGTGCCATTCGCTGAACGAAGTTCGATAAAATGAATCCATGAACGTAGCGTACCGTTCATATACAAGCGGCTTTCTGTAAGCCCCTCTGGTAATACAGCACGAGCTTGTTCTTTTGCTATACCTTTATTGATAGCGTCGGTATAGATATCTCTGCATTGATCGATGATAAATTTTTGTTTAGCATCCCACCATGCTTGTAACTCTGTATCATTTGTGCTGATGCTATTCTGTCTGTTTTTTGTATCTTGGAGTCGTGCTTCTCGCAATACAAACGACAAGTCTTTAGTAGGGTCAGCATATCGCTGACTGAATTCTTGGAAGCTGAAACTACGATGTCTAAGGATCTGTCGTGCAATATCTCTTGTGGTTGTGATTTCACAACAGGCTGAGACCATTTCGAGTGGGCTCCAGTGTTGGTGTTTGATGAGGTATCGGATGAGTTTTTCTGATGTGTCTGTGTTGAATTGGTTTGCAGGATTGCTGACACGGGCGCAATACGCAATGAGTTCTTGTGCATCTGTGAGGCCCAGATTTGCAAATTCCTGTGTGGGTTGACTGTAACTGAGTAGTCGAACATTCATTTATACTTCCTTAAATTAATATATCAAAGTTTATTGCACATCTAGGACCTGCCTTTGGTATTCCACCGCCATGTAGTATCCGTCCGTCAAATGCAACGACTCTGCCTCTTTTAGGAGAAACAGATTTTATAATTTCATTCTTTTCGTTAAAGAACACAGTGTCTCCATCTGCATCATTAACATAGTATAACACAACTAGGTGGTCGAAGGGCAAGTCCGTATGTGGAGCATAATGCTCTAATTGGGTATCATATGGCATAACAATAAAAATTCTACCGAACAACACATCTTTTAATTGTTTACCAATATGTCCGCAAACTAGTTTTGGTATTAAATCAAAATTTGGTAAATGTTCAGATAATGCATTTGATGATTTTAGTATATGAACAAAGCTCATCGGAGCATAATTCTGTTCCTCTGCGGTTAATTCGTATTTGACTTTCAAGGGAATTATCGGGTGCATTTGTTTATCACCCGACTGTCCGAAGATGCTTAATTCATAAAAATCTTGAAGATGCTCCGGAATGGCATCGTCTAATACCCAAATATTCACTTTTCTTCTTCTGGTTCATCAAAACAAAGACTTTCCATTGTTTTGTAATGTTCGTAGGCTTTTTTCAAAGCGGCAAACTTTTCCATCTTGGCAGGATCAGGGACAAGAATAGCCAACCGTTCTTCCATAGTTTTCATGAATGCCAATAGACTTCTGTCACCAATTTTAATATCGGAGCCTGCAGCCATTTCAATTCCACCGGTATTGATATTAACTGTATTGGGAGCAGGGTTAAATGAAAAACCATTGCCAGCACCGGTCGTCCACGTATTATTAGTATTACAAATACTACCGATAGTTAACCCTGGAACCCCAGTACCAATAGTATAAGTGGTACCAGTAGTATGACAATTACCAATGTAACTATAGCAAGGACTGCACACTGATGCACTGCTAGACACTGTTTGTGAATCATATAATCCGGAACTGCCACTGATAGTAATTGTATCAGTGGTTCCGTCACTATAGCTAATATTAATAGCCGATTCATCATCAACGTCATTGTTGGCTGCAACAGCTTTTTTGAGTTGATCAAGAATTAACATTTTATTTTGCCTTGGCTTCTTTGCGGGCGTTCTTTTCTTCAGTGATTTCATTGCGGCGAGCTTTAACTGCTTTGCCCACTTCTTGAAGAGCTTTGCGAGCACGGGTACCGGCAGCAGAATTTCCTGCTGTAAATTTTGCATCTTCTGCTAAGAATGTTTCCATTGCTGCTTTTAATTGTTCTACTGTGTTTGACATAATATTTTCCTTAAGTTATGTAATTCTACTTATTGTAAAATTTGGTGTGGTCGGTAGGATTCGAACCTACAAAGGCGGTGTCTAAGACGTTGCCCCAATCCCAAGCATCGTTTCCCAACGAGCCGGAGGTCTACCATATTCCACTGACGACCACATCTACAGTATATACTCTCGTTTGCCGCAATGCAACCTTATATAGGTTAAATATTAGCACTTTATGATAACAGATTTTCAATCAATACCATTTCAAAATATAAAACGATTTGGACAGAGGACTATGCTTTCTCGTCCATTATTTTCAGTTAGTTGGATCTTAGGCAGGTTCTGTAATTATAACTGTTCCTATTGCTGGCCTTATGCCCGTAGCGACAAAATGGATTATCGACCATTTGAAGTCTACACTAATGCCATAGATGAAATCAAAAGGCAAGCCAGACAAAATGGATTCAATGAATTCCATTGGAGCTTCAGTGGTGGCGAACCGACTGCCTATAAACAATTAACTAATTTGGTAAAGCATCTTGATGAAACCGAAAGCTCTTACCAAAGTATCCACATGACTACTAATCTAAGTCCTGGGTCAAAATGGTGGAAGAGTTGGTGTGATAACACTAGTTTATTACAGCGCAGAAGTATTACAGCCAGCTATCACGATGAGTTTGCCAAGGAGCAAGAGTTTGGCGACAAGTGTTTACAATTAATGTATGAATCAGTTTTGGTTACGATTAATCAAGTTATGGTGCCTGAAAGGTTTTGGGAAACATACGAACGACTAGAACGTTTTCATAAACGTGGAATTAATGTAACACTTAAACCACAAAGCGATCCTACTGCTAGTTTTGTAGTAAATGGTTACACTGATGAAATGATGTCGTTAATGCAAACAGGGTTTCCGCAAAGAACTAACGGCGAAGAAGTTTATCAAATAGCTTTATATGACGACAATAACAACGAATATCTTTTTGATCAAGCAGAAAGATTTAATGCCTTTGGATTTAATAAATTCCAGGGTTGGGGTTGTAATTCTGGATATCAAAGTGTTATAATAAGAAGTAATGAAGTAAAAAGATCATATAGTTGTCACGATGTACCATTAGGTACCTTAGAAAACTTTGAACTTTTTAAAGAACCAAAGATCTGTATAACACCTACGTGTGTTAGTTCAGCAGACAGCAAGGTACCAAAATGCAAATTGATCTAGATCACCTACACCATTGGATGCAAGCTATTAGGCAAAGTTCTGACCCAATGCGGACAATGGACGCATTTTGGCAAGGCCAACTAAAAAGCAAGGTATGGTTAATTAAGAATTTAAGAAAACATGTCAAAAGGTTTGTCACGGTAGACATTCACGGTGGTTGGGTGGGTACATTGGCTAGTATGTTGTTCCAGAGTGATGTTCCGGTGATGTCAATCCGTAGCATTGATATTGATCCCACATGTGAACCTATAGCCATTAACATGAACAAGATTGAAGAAATGGTTGGAAAGTTCCAGGCCATTACTGCTGACATGTGTTCAATAACCAGTGATGCAGATGTAATAATCAATACCAGTTGTGAACACATAACACAAGAACAATTTGATTTATGGAAATCTAATATGTCTCCGACTAGCCTGCTGGTATTGCAAAGTAATAATTATGACATTCCAGAACATGTAAGAACAGCTAAGACCCTTGAAGAATTTAAAAGCCAATGTGACATTAATGTGATATGGGCGGGCGAATTAGATTTGCCTTTGTATAAAAGATTTATGATTATAGGAAAACGAAATGTATAAGTTAAAAGACATAACTTCTGTTCATTTAGAGATAACTTCTAAATGCCAGGCCAAGTGTCCTATGTGCCCTCGAAATTTACAGGGAGGGAAAGTAAATCCTTTTATTACCTTGGACGAAATAACCATTGAACAATTTAAAGAATGGTTTCCTATTAGTTTTGTTAAACAACTTAAGAAACTGTTCATGTGCGGCAACCTCGGAGATCCAATCGTTGCCAAAGATACCCTAGAAATATTTCAGTATCTTAGAGAAAACAACGACAGTATGGCGCTCCATATGCACACTAACGGCAGCGGAAGAAACGTTAAATGGTGGGCAGAATTAGCCAGACTAGATGTGTTTGTTATTTTTGGAATCGACGGATTAGGAGATACACACAGCATCTATAGAATCAATACCAATTGGGAAAAGATAATAGAAAATGCCAAGGCATTTATTGATGCTGGGGGCAAGGCACGTTGGGATATGATTGTATTTCAACACAACGAACATCAAGTCGATGCCTGTAGAGAGTTAAGTGATGAATTAAAATTCTCTGACTTTACAATAAAACACACCAGTCGTTTTAGAGATGGAAAACTAAATGTTCTTGACGACGAGGGCAAAACAGTTAATGTGTTATATCCGACAGAATACAGCAAGTCAATGATTAGCAAAGTTAAACAGGCCAAAGAAGAAGTATTACCAACCATACACTGTAAAGCCAAATCTGATCAACAAATTTATGTAAGTGCTACGGGCATCGTCACACCTTGTTGTTGGACAGACATTTCTTATGATGTGCCTGTAGCGGAGTCAAGATACAACTATATAGACACGATTGGCTATTGGCCATCTTTAAACAAACAATCTCTGTCTGAAATTTTTGATAGCGGATATTTTGAATCAATTGAAAAGACGTGGGACACCTGTGGCCTTAAGGTATGTTCTAAACAATGCGGATCGTTTGATCGAATGAATGCCCAATGGGTGGAGAGAAGCAAGACATGAAAAGACCAATAGAAATTAT